ACAAATGGTTTAGTAGATGGCTTTGTTTTTAGATTAGCCTTATTCCATATATCGGTGAGTTGGGATTTGGTTTTGATTTCAACTGGTTTTATTCCACCAATATCAGAGTTATTTCCTTTTAGGTGTAATTCTCCACGATAAATATCATCAAATTTAACCTTTTTAGGTTCAACATTAAAAGCCAATACAACATCCTTATCTTTTCCAATACCGCCATATCCCTTTTTGTTAGTTGTAAAATAAATATCTCCTCCCTCTGTTTTTGAACCGAATATACCTGATTGCTTTATTTTCCCAGCTCCTTCTTTAGTAGTTGAGTGATAAACTGTAATTGTCCCGTCTGGATTTATTGGCAAATATTCTGCTGTATATGGGTCTTGCAATTTAATTCCAGTTTTATCCCTAACCTCAATACCTGTTTTTTTCCCCTGCGCCTTCACAAACTCCTCTGCACTCTTATACTTGCGGGCTTCAACCAAAAGAGTTTCATCAACTTTCGATGTTTTAGTTTTTATTGGTTTTTGTTCAACGACTGTCTGTTTTGGTTTTTTGACTTTATTTAATGCTTTTAACTCATTATCACTAGCCTTAGTAATATTATTAGCCAAAACAACAGGGGCGACCTCTTTTGTATCTTTTTCGATAGCTTCTTTGGCTGGTTTGACTATATTCTCCGCTTCATCAATAGATATTTTCCCACCATCTTTAGTTTTAATTTTTACCTCATTAACACTTTTGGATATTATTTTTTGAGTAGTTTTTGAAATACCTTTAGCTAATACACCACCAGCCTCGAACAAACCAAGCATTATTAAGTCATTTTTAACTCTGTCAATTCTTGGACCATCTACTTCTGGGTCGTGTTCAATCTGTCCGATAGCAGAGAATCCTACAGCATCACTAATCAATGGAATAATCTTAGTTGCCTTTGGAATAAATTTAGATATTTGTGGCAAGTTAAGTGCTGTTCCGACAGTTACTTTTGCTATTTTTGCACCCATAGCATAAGGCAAAAAACTACCAATAAAATCACCGACCTCAACCCCTTTATCAATTCCTAATACCTTAAACTGCTCATCTCTTTCCTTTTGAAATTTTTTAAGATCATTTTCAATTATCTTTGCACCTTCTCTAGGATCATACTGTTTGGGTAATCTTATACCTGTTAATTTTTCACCAGCGCCAATAAATCCACCGTAAATCGCATTTTGTACTCTATTTACTCCAATAGCAAAGTCGGTAACATTTTTACCAATACCACCAACAACACCAGCGCCAAACCCCAGCGGGTCTTTTTTAGCGCTTTCGCCTATTCCCTTTGCATAATTAACTGCTTCTCCAGCAATACCTTTTGCCACATCAACTCCAGCACCGGCAAACTCTTTTAATACATCACCAAATGGTTTTGGTTTAGTGGTTGTAATAAGACTAGAAAAACTTGGTTTTTTAGATAAATCATAATATGAAGGATACCCTTGAGCAGGAAAAACCTGTTGCGTTTGTTTTGATGGAGATTTAAGACTCTGGATAAATACATTTCCACTGTTATCCGAAACATCTTGATTATTCTGAGTTTTAACAGTGTTTAGACTTTGAATAAATTGGTTTGCCATATTTATTCCTTTCCAGTCTTAACATAGTCATAAAGTTGTTTCATCTCGGCCGGATTTTCTGTTGGTTTACCGTAAGCCTTGCCAATATTAGTCTGTAAATAAAGACTATAAATTTTATCCAATGTCAGATATGGAGCATAATCTTTAACTAGCTGTGGAAATACTCCCCAATAAGTTCCATTGACATCCTGTCCACCCTTATTATCAGCATCTGCTAAAAATTGCTCTTTAATTGTTACAGACTCAGAACCACTAGAACCTGTGCCACTAGACTTTGGCTTACTAGCTGAAACGACTTGCCTGTTAATTATTTCTCCTGTTTTGTCGTTAATAATCGCAAAGCCCTGATTTGTACCATCATCGAATGAGATTGTTGATGTTTGGGTATTCTTTTCATTATTAGCCTGAATTGCACTCTGAATCATTGAACTACTAATTCCAGTTGAACGTGTAATATTAGCTATATCTTCACCAGATGCACCACTTAATGCTCCAAGAGATAAAAGGGTATTAAACTGATTAAGTGCGTCTTTAGCTTGTTGAGACTGTATATCGAACCTTTTAAGTTCAAGATTAAGTTTTGTATCAATATCGGCTTTGGATGTTGCAATATCATTTTTAATATTTGCCGTTCTTTCGTTAAAAAGTTGCTCTAACTTAGCCACCTTACCAACTCTTGTAGCCTCTGATAAAAATGGATTGTCATTTATCTTAGCTTTAGCGTCAATAAACTGTCTCTCCATTTCGGAGTATTGAGCTTGCTTATCATTTATCCCTGATGCTTTATAAAGATTTTCGTAAGCTGAAACAGGGTCAAATGTTGGTGTTGGTGTTCCAGTAAAACTACCCCCAGGCTGTCCAACCGCTCCAGCTTGGTTAAAACTAGCTGTTTGTGCTGGTTGTGCTGGTAAATTAGCCTGTTGTCTTTGTTGCTGTATATATGAGACATTGGCGGGGTTTGTTTGTGCAATAACCTCGTTGGAAACCAACTGACCAGCCCCCTGTTGAGTCGATCGTGGGTTAATTTGTCCGGGTTCGCTAAAAGTACCGTCCCAATATTGTCTACCTTCGTACCAACCACCTTGTTGAAAACCGCCCGCTGGGGCTTTTGGATTAGCCATATTTAATTAAAATTGCCTGTATTTTGCCCTCCACCATTTTTTGAAAACATATCTGTAACCTCAAAAAGTGGTTGATTTTTCTCATATTTAGATTGTTCCTGTTTAATCTTATTGTAGGCACTAATCAAAATACCCTTAGCCTCTAAACTGTGGAATTGACCGTCTTTTAGATTCTCGCCCTTATATTTTAGAATACTAAGTGCTTCAAGCTGAATAGCTTCGTTACACTCTGGCATATTATAAGAAAAAATTGTTGTATCAGAGTCGCTAGATAGTGAGGTTACATTTTTTATACCCCAAACAGATATATTATTAGTTCCCGGTAATGTTGGCACTGGATAGACAAAAAATCTAGTCTTTTGATTAGACCATTTATAAAGGGCGGAATTAGCATTATTTTCATCTCTACGCCATGTTAAATAATCATCGTATGCCAATGGTGAACCATCTGGCTCTTCACCATACTGAATATCGTTTATTTCAAGTCTCCAGATTGAATCTGGTCGCCAAGTTTGTGGATAATCATAAGTTTCTACATTTACCTGAGTTGAGGTTTTTTTTGCATCTTCCAATTGAGGCCACTTAAACAATGTTGAAGCCTTGCGGTAAGCTCTATTTATTGCTCTATTAATAATTGATGGTGTAAAAAGCGTGCTTTCATCACCAATAGTTAAATCATCCTGAATTGCTTGTCTAATTTCTGAAAGTGTATCCATATTCTATTTATCCTAAATCCTGTAAATATTTTTAGGCAAGTTATTCCTGAATAGTGTTTCTGAAAATTTTATAATGGAAAACTGGATTGATAGATCCAGTACCAGAACGGTCAAACCTACAAACCAACTGAGTAGAAGTAACATAGGCATAAGCATAACCACTACCCAAAAAATCATCAAAATAAAATGGACACATAAAAAAGTAATTACCTGGCGCACCAAAGTTTGTATAAACAATAAAAAAAGGCTGATAACCTAAATTATGGTCAAATGTCATCTCACTAGATGTATCTGTTGTGTTGCCAAAATCTAAAGTCCCACTAAGATAATATTTTAGAGAGTCATAATCCGAAGAATATCGCAGATTATTAGGATTGGTTTCAGTTTTAGCATTAAAACCGTCCTTTGCAATAATTATTTTGTGCGTCATAAAGGCATCTCCATAATAAAATATTTAATATCAACACTATAACTAACCCCTGAATCTCTCGTTAAGACAAAATATATATTAGTTGCATCGAACTCAACTACGAATCTTCTGCCTAAAAAACTCTTTTGTGGGCTATTAGGCATATAAAAATAACCATCAGGAAATTTAACAAACGCAAATATTGCTGGAGTAATTGATTGATTGTGAACAACGGTGATTGTTTTAGGATCGGCATCAACTGTCTGACTACTTAAATATCCCTCGTCTATAATCTTGAAAGTGTTGTAGTCTGAGTGGAATATAAAATCATTTGGGTCTGGTGAAAATACATCATTACCCTGTTTCGCAACCAATAGTTTCATGTGAAATTGTCAAGACAAATAAAGTATTTAGTCGTTGTGTAAGTTGCACTTTGTTGATTCTCAATATAAAGATTAGTTTCGTTAGCATAAGCTCTCCAGTCGGAATACAAATTATAAGAGTTGACTATTCTGTATCTACCAGAACCAATAAGTCCATAAACTAAGTAAAATGGAATATATCCCAAATTGTGGGGTATGGTTTCAGTATCACCATCAGCAACGGTTACACTACCTCTTGTTTGTTCTTTTATTAAGACATTATCTTCATCAGACCTTAAAGAAAAATGTTTGGGGTCAGTATCAGTTAATGCGTCATATCCTGGTAATGCAACTCGTAAAACATTCATTTAATCTATATCACCAATAACAATAGCTGGCACTCCGTCATTGAGGTAAATAGTCCTACCATTACCGTTTGACGATTCTTCGGTAATAATTGTATTAGATACTATTGTTGAACCAGCTCTAACTTGTCCTGCAAAAATTGCATCTCCAGTATCACCGTCTTGTGCCAGTGTTTCTATCCCTGACTTATTTCTCATTACGATCCCGTTAGGAGTAATTCTAGTATCACCCGAAATTCCCTCTTGGAAATTTCCTATCTGAAATCCTCCAGACTGTTGAAGTTCAAATTCTTCTAAAATCTTTCGACTGCGGGTATTGAGAGCTGTACTTAATAACTCTACTGCTATTCTTTTTTTGGGTAATTTTTTGTCTTTAACTACAGTTGATGAATAAATATCACCAGACTGAGATTCAGAAGGTGCTAACGGCTCTGTTTCGTTAGGAAATGCCCCTTCCGTAATTTCTTCAAAATTGTATACCTTATTTTCCATTATTCAAAAAATATCGTTACTTTGTAAATCTCTGGACAATTATTGTAACTGGGATTCAAAACTAATTTATATTCAAAAATTCTACCTTCTGCACCGAGTCTAAAAACCGCTCTTTCGCCACCAGTTGAACTATAAGTTTCTGAACCATCGGCTACATAGGCTCTGGTGAAATTACTATCTTTATCAAGTTTATAATGAAATTCTACTGAACATCCAGTTGGTAAAGGCGCCATATCAACTTCAGCTACGCCCCAAACTGTTTTTGATATGGGTCTTTTAGGTGGCGACATAAACTCAAGTGATTGATAAATCCCAGTAGCTTTAGTGGTACTATCTACCGCCCTTACTCCAAAATCGTTATCATCTCTGTAACTAGCAATAATTACACCATCAACGCTTGCAACTGCCCCTATTTCGTCAACATCCATCGCATATTCCAAGTTGAGAGTTATTGGCTGGTCTTTATTCTTGCGTCCGTATGTGTAAATACCATTTTTACCGCTTTCAGCCCCAAAAACACCCCATAATGACATATTCCCCATTGATTGTTTATCAACCCAAGACAAGGCGTTTTCTTGCCAGTCAAATATCTCTATTTGGTCAATCTGGTTACAAACACCACCTGGATTGACTCTTCCTCCACCGGGGAATCTCCTAACAGGCATTGAGTCTGTAAAGTTGGCAAAAAATATTTCACCATCATCACCTATCTGCATTAATGGGTGTTCGCAATCAATAGCTCCGTTCACACCTTTATTCGGATAACCAGCCTTATAAGTTCCAATTACAACCCTGCCATTCCTCTCAACCAGTGTTTTAGCTAAGTTTCCTGGGATTAAGTCCAGTGCGTCATTAGTGTAGGAATCGTCATATCCAACAAGTGCTAGTTTAGACCCATTGGCAATATAATTTGCTCCCCCAACCTGTTTCATTGTGTGCCAGTCTGTACCAGTCAAGTTGTTAGCAATTTCTGTTACATCTGACCAATCAGAAGCTCCTGGAAGGGGTTTTCGCTTGATTGATGTGCTAGTAGCCCATTGAAGGTAAGTTACGCCACCACTAGACGGTTTTTCTATTGCTCCTTTAATTCCGCCATTAGAATCTTTATATACATTTCTCGTAAAACCATCTGGGTAACGCCTATATATATTACCTGCGTTACCAAAACCATAAGTATTTCCATCGGTTGCTTTGACAAAAAACATAATCAAATCCACAAAAACATTATTTAGTCCAGCAGACGGCGAGAGCGAAGACGATTGAGAAGCACTAGGACTTTGACTAGCTGAAGGACTAAGTGATTTTGAAGCTGACCTTGACGCGCTAGACGATGGCGAAGCTGATTTTGAAGGCGAATTACTAGGGCTTGGCGATGAACTAGCGCTAGATGAAGGGGACAACGATGGACTTTGTGAAAGTGAGGAAGATTGAGAATGGCTAGTATCAAATAATCCCTCTTCTTCTAGGGCTTGACCACATATTAAAGTATCGTTTGATTCACGAATATTGATATTAGATAGAAATTTGGCTGAACCCTTAATACCTCTATCAGCAAATGGTGAAATTCCCCCTTGAAAGTTTTTGTTTTCTAAAATTGGCATAGTTATATTTTAATCGAAATTATTATATTTATCTGTATAGATATTTAAAATATTACTGTACTTATCTGTGTAGGTATTTGAAGTATCCGTATATTCACTGGAATATATTGCCAGTGATGGTGAAACACTAGGTGATGATGATTCACTAGCGCTGACGCTACTGGAAACACTAATACTAGAACTTGGCGATTGTGAGTTACTAGGGCTAGACGACGGACTAATTGTTGGTGATTCACTTGCTGACGGACTAAGCGAGGCTGATGGAGAAAGTGAGGCGCTAGGAGATACACTCGAACTCGGTGACTGCGAAGCACTGGCGCTACTAGAACTAGAACTGCTGGTACTCGAACTCGGTGACTGCGAAGCACTGGCGCTAGACGATGGCGAAATGCTTGGAGAGTTACTGGACTGACTGTATAATTCTCCTACTTCTGAAGCACTCAATGCACGACTAAATATTGCAACATCATCAATTAGACCACTTAAAAACGTATCTGCTAACGCCCCTAAGATACTTAATTTGTCTGCTCCAGTTGTTCCAGAACCCAAAGAAACAGAACCGCTAGCAACGTTATCGACATAAACTATTCCGGTATTAGCTCCAACATCCCTAACAATGGCAATATGATGATATGCCGATGTTCCAGCAGTCAGGTTTATTGTCGCATTAGTACCAGAAAATGAACAAATGACTCTCCTTGTTCCACTATTGTAATCGTAATAACAGTTGATATATCTGTCAGCACCAGTAGTTGATAGGTGTTGGAAAATTATCTGAGTTCCAGCCCCGATTTCGGTATTCATTTTTATCCAAGCAGAAATAGTCATACTTGAATTACCGCCAATCCCTAAATTACTTGCTACACTAAGAAATTTATTTGTATTTGTTGCTCCACCATCGGCAGCATTGTCATATTTTCCAGCATTGAATGCGACAGAATTATTGTTAGTTAAGTGATAACTATTTTTACTATCATTAACATTCTCCAGCTTATAGTAAGCAACTAAATTTGCATCAGAAATTAAAGAGGTGTTCTCTAGTCGTGCCATAACTTAATTATGGAGATTAAATTTGTTTTTAGGCAATTATTGCAGTGATTCTGCGAGTTCTTTTGTGATACCCCAGCCGTCGATTGTTTCGTCTGTCTCTTGCCAGTTTATTAGCAAATTTTGATTACGATATTGGTCTTTTCTCCATCTTTGACCTGTTGCGTTAGCGCCGTGTTTAATATCAATATTAGGATATTCAGACTTCCAGGTTTCGCACTTAAAGTTATTTTTCCACTGTATTCTGTTGTGTGTAAAGGGTTCGTGTCCCATAAATCTTATCCAACTATTAAACTCATCAATAGAAAGCTGGTTATACTGTCTTTCAATCTCGGCAAATTTTTCCCGATAATGAATTAGAGCAGTTTCTCTGTATACACAGAGGCCAGATAGTTGGTTGACATCGTAATGCAGAGCGTGACCATCCGGAAGCCTTAGAAACCAGACATTTTGATTGTAGTAAAAAGTTTCTTTATCTTCTGGCACAAAGTCAAAATGAGAGGAGTGATATAGCACATCGTGTTCGGTAAAAAAGACAATATCTGCCTTACTATTCTCTAAAGCTCCTAGAATCTGTTTATACATCGCAAAGTATCCCTTTTTAAGTGAAGGAAAATATACATTTTTAATGCCAAAATCCATCTTTTTAAGAGATGAAGATACAATATCAATTTTTTTGTCATTACTGATATTTATCAACCTATCTCTAACAGGTTTGGCAATTTTCTCGTCTAAGTCATTAGGGGTATAAAAGATCATTCCCCTAGAAATGTTATCGACATATTCTATCTCGCTTGCATTCTCTTGGTTTTCACCCTCAATATGCCAGTCTGGGATTGGCTTAAATTTATCTATCAACCACTTAAATTTATGAATAGCTAAAGGCCAAGTGTTGTGCTGGAATAATTGTCTGGATAATTCCCTATTTTCATTAACTTTATCCTGTGGATTAGAGTAAGGGAAACCAAAATCCCCACCTTGTGTTCTAAACATATGAGCGTACCAAGTCTTCATATTTACAATGACTTTACCACCAGACAACCAAGTTTTACACGCAACCTCAACTCCTTGTTGACCCCAAGAATTAAAGTCCTCACTACAAATATCAAGTTCAATATATTTATCTCTTGTTATCATGAAACATGATCCTTGAATTGACATAGTTTCACGATAATTTTCGTCATATTCACCATTAACTAATATGCCTTTTTGGACATCTGGTCTTTTAGAATATTCGCTGAAATATTGGAAATGTAGAGTTTTATCAAACCTAAACGAATGAGTTGCGGGGCTTTTTTTGGGTATCCATACAATATCTTTAACTGTTGGACGGCCACAATCTTGGCATTCACCAGAGCGTCCTTGGTAACGCCTATGTCCATTTTCGCATACCCAGTCAAAAACATGAAGATTACGCATAACAGGAATTAGAGTAGTATTGTCGCCTAACTTTTCCATCGCCTCAATCATGTCAGTGTCAAAGTTTTCGCTTACAGCACAATGAGCATCAATTTTGCAAACATATTTAGAATCACACAGTCTTGCGGCTTGGTTTGTGGCTGCCCTTTGCCCTTTTGCAATCGGGTTATAAATTATTGTTAGCCTTTCCGATAATGGTAATGGTGGGTTAGGCAAATAGCCATCTAAAACAGCAATTATCTGTGTTCTATTAGTTGTGTGTGACAATATATCTTCAATAGTTTTACCTAAAAATTCCTCATTACGGGCCGGTATAACTACTGTTAGCTCAAATTTATCCATTGTTTGTTTTTCTCCAAAATAGATCTTGTAATTATTGGGTCATACCCTAAACTTTCAGCATAAGCACACCAAGCATAAACATCTTTAGGTATGCACTTAGAGTTCATACCTCTTTTATCTGGATAAACAAAAGTCCACCAAAGATTAAATCGAGGATCGTCACCATAAACAGCATCACGGACGGTATAATAATCAACGCCAGCTTGTTCGCATAAGTCATATAATTCTTGGCACTCTGCAAGTTTGAACGATATTGCTCGATTTTCCGATACTTTAATTATTTCAGCCTCTAAAAGTGAAACCTGCCTAATCGTTACATTAGCGTTATATGTTTGAGTGTAAATATCAATTACTTTTCGCCTATTTTGAGGACTACCACCAATAATAATAAATGGCCTAGCCTTTTGGTCTGTCATTGGGTGGTTAGTTGTCTCACCAAGATATTCTGGTTGAATAACTATGTTCTTATTATATTTTTTTACCCATTTATCAGAATCACCCGGGTTAACTGTTGAACGGATAATTAACAATGGAGAATCACACCACTTTATAACTTCCTCAACTATTGAAGTATCCAATTTACCCTCACCAACATTAGGTGTAGGGACAGCTATAAAAACAGCGTCGCATTTGTTTATTTCTTCTTTATTCCCCATATTTAGCCCAGTGTCATAGACATAAGCCTCTGGGAATAACTCTTTCATCGCTTTACCAACCCAACCAAAACCAACTATACCTATATTCATTTTGAACCTCCTATAGTTCTTCTAAGACCTTCTTGTAAATTAACTTTAGGTTTCCACCCTAATAGTTTTTCAGCCTTTGTGATGTTAGCTAAGGTACTTTTTGGCTCAAATTGAGCTGGAGACCTTTTTATCTCTACTTGTTTGCCAGTTATTTGACTAATACAGTTATATATCTCATTGATAGAATTATTAGTCCCTGAACCGCAATTAAAAGCCTCACCACTTACTTTAGAAGTAGCCATCATTATTAACTGGTCAATAATATCGTCAATGTATATAAAATCTCGTCTTTGCTCGCCAGTTCCCCAAATTTCAATCGGTGAATTATTTTTAATACAGTCAATAAAAGACGCTACCGCGCTGGTGTAAATGCCTGTTAATGGCATTCTTGTGCCATAAGCATTAAACGGCCTACAGGCGTTCCATTCAAGACCATATAGCTTGTTAAAAAGTTTACAATATTCCTCTCCTACCCACTTAGACAAGGCATAAGTATTCATTGGATTAGGGGTAACATCTTCTGGGGTTGGGTATATTTCTTGATCGCCGTATAGGTTAGAGCTAGACATAAATACTATCCTTTTAACATTGTTATCTCGGCAGTGTTCAAGAATCTTAACTGTACCGCCAACATTGATCTCTGTTGTCTCAAATGGGTATTTAATTGACCATTGAGGTCTAGTAAGTGCCGCTAAATGAAAGACAACATCTATTCCCTTAAATAAATGACCAATATTGCCTAAAATATTAGTATCAATGACTGTTAGTCTTGGGTCATTGTGTAAATTAACATATTTACCGTGAGAAAAATCATCAATGACTATAATCTTGTCAGAGTGACCACTTATGACGGTTACTTTGTTATTATCATTAAGTAGTCTATCGACTAAATGACTGCCAATAAATCCCGCTCCACCAGTTACTAAAACATTCATATTTTTAACTCCTTCGCAATACAATGAACTAATCTTAGATGCTCGTTCTCTGCCTCTTGCATATCACAATTCAATTCTTTCATTGTCGGAAAATTAACATAATCTCCATCAATCCTTTTAACGTAATCAATAGCCTCGACAATATTTTTACTTGTACCACTACCAGATATTGTTATAAGTAAATCGCCAGTACGGAAAAATACCCTTAATTGTTTGTAAAAAATGTTTTCATACCCATCATCGTTGGCATAAGCCATAACTATTGCCTCGTTAGAGCATAGGCTAATAGCCTTAACGCCACACATCTTAACAAGGTCGTTAGCGAAGTGATTAGCAGTACTAGCAGAACCACCATTACCGATGATATAGACAAAATTGGCGTTTTTTATGGCATTAACGATATTTTTCATAGGATATTAAAAATTACTTTACTTCCATCCCTAGACAAGTTAAACGGAAGCTCTTTTAATCCGAGGACTAACTTAACTGTTTGTCTATTCTCTGGTTTTACGACCAGTAGTAAGAAACCACCACCACCAGCGCCGACTATTTTGCCACCTAATGCTCCTGATTTGAGTGCCTTTTTATATAATTTATCAATATAAGAGTTAGTAGTTTTTTTATTTAGTATTTTTTTTAGATTCCAGTATTCATCTAGTATTTGAGCAAACCCGTCTAAATCGTTATTTTCAATAGCAGAAACCCCATCGTCAACAAGTTTTTTATTTTTATCAAGTATTCTTTTGTTTAATTTCATATCACCCAAAACACTCTCAGATTTTCTAGTAATACCTGTATAAAGCAATAACAAAGAGTCTGAAAAATTACTAAAAATATCATCTAGGGTTTCATATCTACTGTGTTTACCAAACTCAAACTTTTTAAGTCCACCAAACGCTACAGCGTGTTGGTCTTGATAACCGATAGGCTTTTTAAGAATATCTACCTCTAACATACAAGCCTCTTGAACCAGTTGAAGCGTATTTACAGTTTCACCTTTATATTGGTGTAAAGCATTAAGCAAACCAACCAATACAGCACTACTTGATCCTAATCCTGAACCCTCTGAGGGTATATCTGATAAAAATGTAATTTCAATACCTTTTGAAATACCTACCATCTTCATCGCAACCCTAACCAAGTCGTGCTTAATTTCTTTAACCCTTGATACTTTTTCTTTTTCTGAATAGTTAATATAAATTAGGTCGTCAAATCTTTTTTTAACAATGACATAGACATATTTATCAATCGCTAATGTTAAAACTTTACCTCCGTGTTTTTTGAAATAAGATGGATAATCAGTATTTCCTCCTAATAATGATATTCTGAGGGGTGTTTGTGTAATTATCATTCTCTAATCCTTTCTCTGAGCCTCGATGATGAGTATTCGTGTCTTCGTGGAATATATTTTGTTGGTATCCTGTATTTGTCCGCATTGTCGGTTTTTTCGTGGTCTTCACCAACCAACCTAATATCAATATCAAAATTGTCAACGATAGCCATCATGTCTTTTTCAGTATCGTAAATAATAACCTCGTCCACATATTTACAAGATCTAAGTCTAATTTGACGCTCTAAAACACTTTCAATCGGTGTATTCTTTTCTTTCCTTTCAATATTAGGATTGTAGTGCAATCCCACAATTAAATAATCACAATATTTTTTACAATCCTTAAAAAGTAATAAATGTCCTGCGTGCGTTAGGTCAAAAGCTCCAGCAATAAATCCTACTTTCATAGTGCTTTATATAATTTTGCGATATTACTAATATGATATTCTTCAGACTTTTCAATACATTTTTTAGAGTAGTTGTCGTACAAACCATCAACCGTAGTTAGTTCGTCTAGTTTTGTTAAAAACTCACCAAATGTGGTAACTGGAATATAACAATCGCCCATTTCATTAAACGCTTTTTCGTCTAAAGCAATAGTTGGTACTCCAAAAGATGAAGCATTGACAATCTTTAGTGGGTTAGAGAGTATTTTTCTGTATGGTCTCCATACTATCTGCAAATCAATTCCTAAATAAAAATCTATAATATCTTGTCTCGAAAAAAATCTTGAAAACTTTACTAGCTCAATTCCTCGTTTTTCTAGCTCCTTTTCTAAGTTTTTAGGTAAAAAGTCAAAAGCTGGCAGTTCACCGATTATTCCCATTTTGGATATAGATTTTCTGGTTCTTTTTAATCTATCAAAATTACAGTGATGTTGTGGTATTAAAACAATATCGTTATTTATAACACCACTCATTACATCATAATCTGCTTGTGAGCAAACTATAACCTTAACTTCTGGGTGTTTTTCAACTAACTGACCAAGATTGTGGCCGTCAATAATATCAAGATATACCCTAGCACCCTTAAAATTAAAGTCCTCACCCTTACGAACCATTGGTTTGACATAGATACAAACATCATCTTCATACCCGCTTTCTGGATTAAATTTTGCTCCAATTGCTTCCGCTATTTGATTACCTCTAATTATAGAACTAACACGCATTAAATGACCGCCCTTAATAGGTTTTGTTCTAAGCCTCAATGGCTCACTGGGGTTTATATTCAAAAAAGCCTCTTTAGCAAAAATAGATATATTCATATTACTTTTTAATAAAAAGCCAACAATCTACAAAATTGCCTCTTTTAATTGGTTTATTGTGAGATGGTGTATGTAAAACAAACCATGGATTGATATTGTTATCGCTTACATATTTATTTACAGCCTCAATAACTCCGTACTTCCTATTTTTATTCTCTGTATAGTCGTGTCCATAAACAATTCCCCCAACTTTAACCTTTCTAGACCACTCTGTTATATCTTCTAAGACATACTCGTATTCATGGTTTCCATCGATAAAAACAAAATCTAACGAATTATCCTCAAAATCTTTTATTGCCTCCATACTTGTTTTTCTTACAACCTCGCAATTGAAGTTTTTAAGTCTCTCTACAGCTTCAAGATATATTGCCTCCGACCTTTGTTCGTCTTTAATTTCATCTCCTTCTGTGTATGGCAAAAATGGGTCTATAGTGGTTAATTTTAGATTGGCTAGTCCTTCACACAAATCCTTTGCATATCTGCCTGTGTCCGTACCAACCTCAACGCCTCGTCTAAAGTTTAACTCATTAAAAAGTTCGATTATTTTACCCTTTCTACTAAAATGATTAAGAATAATTGGGTTTTGTCCGTCGATTGAAAATCCATACCTAGTCTTTAGGTAATTAAGCGTATCCATCTCTACCCCCTTTGACATAGAACCAAGACCTGTATTTATCCCTTTTAAGCCCTTTATTGCTATACATGACGGCGAATACTGGTATCATTCTGTAACACCTTGCATAGGCTATTAAAGCCCTTTTAACATGGTTAAATTTGCTATAAGTGTAATATGCGTAGTCGTGTCCAGAAATAATTCCACCGGGTTTAACTTTCTTAAACCAATAATGTAAATCCATTGTAAAATTCAAGAAATCGTGATTAGCGTCAATATATACAAAATCCAAAGAGTTATCTTCAAATTCATTTAATGCCTCCATCGATGGTTTTCTAACTATAATATTTCTATCTCCGTAAGGTTTAAGTCTATCTACTGTCTGCTGATGGCAATCATCAAAATATTTTTGCTCCTCATTCACACCAGATAAGCCAGACTCATATGCTCCAGCACTCCACGGATCGACACTAAATAGTTTTAAGTTAGGATTATCTTTTAACAAAACCTCAGAGAACTCTCCTTTATCAACACCAACCTCAACCCCTAAATTGAAATTAAGTTCTGCAAACAATTTTGACAGTGCAACCGAGCCAACCATTTGTTCAACATCAACTAGATATTGTCTTCCAACATTGATATTAAATTTATTGATAATATATTCGTAGGTGTTCATTTCCAAAAGTCCTCCAAATCCACCAGATTAGACACAATGGTTGCTGAATTAGCGTCCCCCTCCCAAACGGTTTTATACTTAAAGTAAGGATAGATAGTCGAGTATCTAGTTACTTTGTCATTACTCTTGTTAGAGTCGTGCAAAATAATATATTTAGCTACATCTTTAAGCCTTAGTGCTTCCTCAGTTCTGCTTGAGTCTGGTGTCTGATCAATTAAGACAATATCCCAAGGCTTATCAACTTTAGCGTCAGCATACTTATCAACAACTACTATCTCGTGGTTAGGGTTGTCGTATTTATACTTGAAGAAAAATTTAGACCAACCAGCGTCATTTTCAACAGTAACCAGCTTTCTATTTTTTAATAGAGATATATAGTGCAGGTATGGAGTTGAAAAAACCCCGCCACCAAGCTCTAAAATGTCACCGTCGGTCTTTTCCACTGCTTTAATAAGACAGGGTAGATGTGTTCCGTAATATAAAGATACTTTCATTGGCCAAGCCATCTTTGATACTCCTCTCTCCAGTTACCTACCCAAGTAGGCATATCTGGGAATTTTTCTTGTACAAACCATATAAAATTATGTTTTCTATCTTCCCACTTATCAGCCAACCAATAATTAACAGCTAAACTATAACTTAAATTCTCTTGTGTTTTATCCATTGAATAACCTCTTTTGTTGCCTTGTTGGTGCAAGTGGGCGTACCAACAGTTTTTATTCACCATTACTTTACCTCCATATAGCCAGTTTTTAAGAGCAAGCCATATAGGCTCTTGTGCGTGTCCGTGAGGGTCAATATTAGGGAAACCGCCTAACTCAAAATATCTATCTCTAGTCATAAACCAGCCTGAACCGTGTATTTGAGGTGTTTCGTCTATATTTGGTGCAGTTTCCAGTCTTTCTTTAGTTCTTTCTCCCCAATGTCCACCAGCCTTAAATCTAAGCCCTCTAGGGTCTGTAAATGGACAGCAAAGATAGAAATAATCGTAAAACTCCTCTTGACCATCTTTTGTTTGGATTGACCAATCCTCTTTAATAATCTTAAATCTTGGAGTTACAATCCAGTCATCTTCCATATCTCTTTGAAGAACCTCATCAAAACCCTTAGAAAAACGACAATGTGCGTCGGACTTGTAGATATATTTGCCTGTAGCCATTGAAGCCAAAGCGGTTATATTGGTTTTTATTCCAACGACATTAGGAAACCTAACAACACTAAGATTAGGATATTTATCCTCTAATTGTTCGGGGGCGAGATGTGGTGTTCCATCTAAGCCCACTAAGACCTCAAAATCGCCAGTAGCGTTATCGTAAATACTCTGAATAGTCCTTATTAAGTTTTCAGACTTTTCAGCTCGTGATGGTATTAAAATTGATACTTTAGCCATTTTTATGCCTCACAATCACTAGCCTGTCATCATATCTTTTACCGCACTCAACAACCTTGACATCATATTTTTTAGACAGAAATTCAGCTACCTTAGCATCAGCAACATCTTCAATAATATAAATTGCACTTTCTTTTAATAGAGGCATAGCACCATAACAAGTTAAAATTTGATCTATTGGTTCGTGAGAACCATCGTCTATCACAATATCTACATCAGATAAAAATGTGAATAGATCATAAATATTTTTTATATTAGATTGGTCAAAGCAATAAGACACAATTCTATCTTCATCTTCTATTAAACTAACTCTTTTCTCGTCAATATCAGCACCATAAATAGTTGCATTTGGGAAGAAATCCCTAAACATTCTAAGTCCTGCTCCCTCTGCTATACCTATTTCCAAAACCTTTTTAATATCATCTTTTACAGACTTAAACATTTCATAATAAACGGGCGTATAATTATGCTTACCCCATTTATCAGTTCCATATTTAACTGCTAGTTTGGTTAGCTCGTCCATAGATATGTTCTTTCTACAATTTTTCGTATTGTAAATTTATCTTGTGTCAATTTAATCATTTTCATACCAACCCATCTTTTCTAATTCTTCATGCCAGTTCTGAGGCCAAGTACCCATATCAGGAAACTTTTGGTCAATAAACCAACTAAATGGATAAATCATATTAGGTTCTCTATCATTCAACCAGTGTTCAGCAGACCAAGAATCAGCCTCAACATTACCAGGTGGCATTTTATACATTCGTCCATAAGTCTTGCCTTTGTGCAAGTGAGCATACCAAGTCTTTTTGTTGACCATTACCTTACCGCCAGATAGCCAAGTCTTAAATCCTATCTCTTGAGCTTCTTGAGCAAATTGACCATAGCCTTCTTCGTGTAGTCCCCCTAAGAAATTAGTAAAATAATCTCTAGTCATAAAATAACAACTACCCTGCATTGATGGTGTCTCGTCAATATCAAATTCAGGACTATTCCTTTCTTCTCGCCTAGCCCTCCACTCGACGCCGTGCATACCGTCATCATTGGCTTTACCTTTTTGGGGAAAATCAATACTCATATAGTCAATTGGATATTTATTATCAGTTCTTTCCTCAATTCCCCATTTGATAGGGTCTAGGGCATATCTGCGTGGAATCTGAACCCAGTTATTTTCTTTATGATTGTCAATTAAAATCCGCCCAAAGTCCTTGCCAAACGCACAATGATCATCAGACTTCATTATATATTTGCCTGTAGCCACCCTAACACAATTATTGACACCTCTTCTAAGTCCTATTGGTGATGGTGGGTGTAAATATATGACTCTACTATCCTCAACAAGAGGTTCAGGCCAGTTTTCATCTACATTTACAATAACTTCAACATCACAACCAGCATTTTCCAAGACATCTTTAATCGTTGGAGTGGTAAATTGTGAGTTACGATTCGGAATTACTACACTTAACTCTGGCATTAGTTATTCTCCTCTACTACTACCCAATCATTACCTTCAATATCGCCTTGAGATACTAATAGTGTGTGAAAAGCACCTTTTGTAAAAATACTTAACCATTCATCTTTAATAAATACATAATCTGTGTTACCCCAAGATACCCTTTGAACTTTTTTGCCGTGCATAACTTTTCTAATTGCATCGGGAAAATCCATAGTTCTTGGTTCAACCTGTTCAATTTTTACTGGTATAGGTGTCGAATATACAGGTTCCAAAATTTCTACTTCGTTTTTGTCCACGCTACTCACCAGCCTTTCTTTGGGATTGTGAGGCAGATACATTTTCGCCTCTTTTTTCTTTAATATACCTTGCAATTGCAAGCCTAAGATGTTCGCTTAATTTACCAGGAAGGTTTTTGAGAAAATCTAACTGTTCTGTATCAATAAAAAAGTTAATACGCACCATACATATATTCTACTTACATAAAATATGTAGAGTCAATGGGCGAAAACTTTACAGTGTTCTATAAATGAGGGTTATATCTGGAGCTGTACCAGTTGCAGTAACCACCAAAATACCCGTTGGACAAGGTATTCCATAATCAAGCCTGCCAAGAGCAGTCGTTGAGTCAATAGTTCCTATAACAGATTGAGGATCAACTGTTGTACCTAGATATATTTTAGTTGTATTTGATGACGCTCCCTTAGTATTTATTACAAGAGCAATTAGTTCCTTACTACCCTCGACAATGGTATCACCAAGAGTCGTTATATTCTTAAATTGGTTTGCGCTGTTATCTATAGTTTGCATAGGTTATGGGAATGATATTGAGGCTGATGGGCTAGCTGAAGCTGATGGTGAGAGTGAGGCTGAAGGGCTGTACGAAGCACTAGAGGATTTAGACTCTGAAGCTGAAGGGCTTTGACTACCACTAGGTGAAACCGATGGTGAAACGGATTTACTTGCACTAGCTGATGGACTTTTAGAACCAGATGGGCTTTGTGATGGAGAATTACTGCTACTTGGCGATACTGAAGCTGATGTCGAAGCACTCGCACTAGACGATGGGCTAAGAGATTTTGAAGCTGACCTTGACGCGCTAGACGATGGGCTAGCTGAAGCTGATGGTGAGAGTGAGGCTGAAGGGGATAATGAGGCACTAACACTTGATGACGAACTAAGAGACTTACTTGCACTGGCTGAAGCGCTAGTACTTGGCGAAAGAGATGGCGACGGACTGTATGAAGCCGAGCTTGAAGCTGAAGGGCTAAGTGAGGAAGAATTAGATGGACTTGCTGAAGCACTCGGGGAGAGTGAATTAGAAGCGCTAGAGCTAGGAGATTGACTTGGAGATGGACTTGCAACTTCAGGTGTTGGGAGTGTCCATTGTGCTACTAAATTAGTCCCAGTATTTACATAAGTATTACCACCAGTCTTAGTTAAGAGATAAAAAACTGCGCCCTGTTTGAATCCCTCGTATCCAGTAGGCAAAGTATTACCTTCTGCTTCTAATATATCTGGGGTTCCTGATCCGTTTGGCTGTTGAGCTGACAAAACATCACTTGTGTCATATCTAAATACTCTATTTGTTCTATATGGGGCAAGGGCTGTCAAAAAATTGGCTTCTGTGTTAGTCCTTTGACCACTAGGAATAGCTTCAATTCTTTCTAATTCTTGCCGTGTCTTTGTAGACAAATCCTTTTTAAGTTCAAATGTTGTACTAGCCATAAAGTTTCAATAAAGAAGCCCATGCTTTACCTAATTTTTTTCCTGTTAGGCTAAGCTATAGGCTTGCTTTAATTTCTTTTAATTTTTAATCTCTTAAGCGAAGGTTGCAAAGAGTTCAGCAGCGAAGTGTCTGCGTGAGTCCATAACCTTTGCACCGTAGACAAATAGGTCTTTGTAGGCTGAACCGAAGTTACCAATTAGGTCTTCTTCCATTCTAGCGTCAAGAACTTTCTCTGCCATTGTTATCCAACCAGGGTGTCCAGCAATACAGTGGTATCCGTCTGTGTTGTTACCAGTTAGGCGATTAGACTTGAAGATTTTGAAACCTTGAAGCATTCCGATAAAACCTTTCTTTACAAGTTCAGAGTAAACCTCTGGTACATGTAGGGCTACACCAGTTGCTCTAACCAAGGTGTTCTCAAAAGCTGGAGGTACGATTAGCCACCTATCAGTGTCGGGTGCTGGATTAAGTCCGTAAGACTCAACCTCATCTAGTTTCTGTTTGAGTGTTGCAACCTGTTGAAGTAAATTACCTGTGGTAATTGATACTGCTGTAACAGCTTCAATTTCATAAGCAGTTCCACCCGCAATTGCTCCACCAGTGTATGCCGATGTTGCATCATCTTTGTCATCTTCGATAACAATTGAAGTTGTGTTAGTAAATGTTTTGACTCTGTACCACTTTGTGTGTCCAACAGCCTTAAACCCTCGACCAACCATTGAAGAAGTAAAGGTTGTACCACTTCCAGTTACAAGTCCAGTTGTAACATCAACTGTAACTGTACCTGTTGAGTAGTTTGTACCAACTCTGTTACCGGCTCCAACATCACCGTAGAATCCTAGAATGAACTCGTCCATATTCTTGGATCGTTCAGAGGCTACTTGCGTAACGATTGTCGGATGTGGGTTTTTGATATAGGAGAGCCAGTTGTCAAGAGTTTTCTCTTTCCAGTAGAAGGACTTGTACTGATCTATGGTCAATGCCATATTGTTTTCAGTCAGGTCGTCTGCTGTAAGATTTGAGCCAGAATATGTTTTCTCAGCTACTCTATCGAAGTTAAGAACATTGATTTTAGAGCCGACTGCGTTAATCTCGCCCTCATAATCTCTATTTACAACTTCATCTAATACATTTTTGTCATAGACTTCAGTCATTACCTTATTTGAGAATGCCTGTGCTATGGTATTACCTCGTGATGCCATAATAGTAAAAAATAATTAAACTTATAATTTATCTTTTACCGTCTCGTCTCGAGGTTAGGAAGATTTACTAAATATAATTCTAGGAATCGTCTGTAGACAGTGTCAATATACTAATATCAAAGCTAAAAGTTGGAATTATCTACTTTTCCTTCTTTAAGATAACGTTTGTATTTTTCGTAATTTGTCTTTCTTAACACTTCAGATTCAGCTACCGATATTTTACCGTCTTTTTTTGCACCTTTATCATTTGGCCCACCACTTCCAGTAGGAAACATTGAGCCTTTTGATTTTGGTTTAGCAGTCTTTGACTGCTCGTAAAGAAATGATTTAGCTAAAACATCAAACGGGACATTATGGTGAGTTTCTTTATTAGCAAATAGCCTAAAATCATCTTTAAGGCTTTCAATATCTGGATAGTCAATAAATGACTGGGGATCGTCAAGAAATTTAACAACATCTTCGTCCCATTTCTCTATCTTTTTAGCTTCAACCCTAGCTTGTGAAATTAAAGCAAATCTGCGTGTGTTGGTTAAGTTATCTTTAGCTACTTTTTTGGTGGTGTCGTCTAATAATTCCCAATCAGGATATTCTACTTTAAGTTCATCCTCGGTTGGTTCTTCTACCTCACCAGCTTCGTCAATAGCTTGAACTAATTTTCTGTTCTTAGCAACAACTTTCTGCGCTTCTCTTGATGATTCACTAAACTTTTTTTTGTAATCTGGGCTAGGTTTGGCTTGTTCTTGCTCCTGTTCTTCTTCCTCTGCACTCTCTTCCTCATCTTCGGTTGGTTCTTCTACCTCACCAGCTTGTTCTTCTTCGTTATTGTCGTTTATTTCTTCCTCTTCGACGCTAGATTCTGTGTCTTCAACTTCTTCTTGATTATCTTTTTCAGCTTCAGCAACTAAAGCCTCGGTTTCTGCTCTTAATTCTTCAGGGGTTTTTCTTGTGTTTTTAGAATCAGTCATAATATTTACCGTCCCATTCGGGGTTTGGTTTTATGGTTATATATTTTTTATCTTGGCCCAACTACAGTATCGATTGACCTTTCAAGGTCTTCACGGCTTACACCAACATATTTCAATCCTAATTCTTTGGCTTGAGACTGCATAGCACGATAAGTTCTACTTCTTCGTGGGTCTGATTGTTTAACTGTACTGGGTTCTTTGCTAAAAATTTCTTCGTAAATTTCAACCTGCCCGTCGGTTAGATACTCTTTTCTTGCTTTCAGAAAAGCAATATCACTATCGGTCAACGCTAATACTTCTTTAGCGGTAATTGAATCTAGTTTCTTTTGGGTTAATTCGTCTAACATATATAAATATATTGTGGGTGTTAATTCTATTTAATGTCAAATTTTTTAGTAACTTGGTTTATCTGTGCCTCAATAGCCTTTTGAGCTTTTTCAGGTGTAGTTAAAAATGCTTCCAAAAGTAGATAGTTTCTAAGTCTTGCTTGTAATCTAATCAATGCTGGATTTTCTACTTTGAAAAAGAAAAATAATCTAATAAATGTCGGCTCTTTGCTAATTTCATCAGACACACTATCTTTGAGTGATGAAACATAATTTTTGACATTTTCTAAAGTAATTTGGCTTTTTGATAACGTATCCAGCCAAGTATTAAATGTTTCTTTCTCTGATGGGTTTAAGTCCTCATATTTAAGCCCAAACTTTTCTAAAATTTCATCAAACATATATCTATTATACTATTTTCTTTTTGGAAGATCAGGCTGGCGAAATCTTGATATATAGTGAACCCTGCCATTGAATTGAGATTTATATATCTGGTGTAATCTGTCTAATTCATACACTCTAGTTATCACGATGGATTCTGATGGTGACGCTGAGGCAGACAAAGACGGGCTTTCACTGGCTGAATAGCTTAATGAAGATGATTGACTGATTGAAGCTGAAGGACTAACGGATTTAGACTCACTTTTTGATTCAGAGGCTGATTCTGATGCTGATTGGCTTTTGCTTTCAGAAGCACTAGCTGACGCAGATTGTGATGAGCTAGCACTCTTTGAGGCACTACTGCTTTCGCTCCCCGAAGGCGATAATGAGGGGCTTTCCGAAGGTGATTGTGAGGCTGAAACAGAACTACTAGGACTTAAAGATTTACTCTCGGATGCACTGAGTGATATTGAGGCACTAGAAGACTTAGATTCTGAAGCCGATGCGGAAGCACTTGGGCTTTGTGAGGCTGAAGATGATTTGGACTCACTTGCAGACGCACTACTACTAGGAGACAACGACGCACTTGGGGATAATGATTTACTTTCCGAACTACTAGGACTAACTGACGGACTCAGTGAGGCTGAAGGGGATAGTGAGGCACTAGGGCTTAACGATTTAGATTCACTTGGGCTTGGGGATTGAGACCTGGATTCACTAGCACTAGGTGAAAGAGAAGGGCTATTTGAAGGACTCTGGGAAGCACTAGAGGATTTAGATTCTGAGGCACTAGAGGAACTTGATGGGGATAACGAAGCTGAAGGACTTTGGGAAGGACTGGGGGATAATGAAGCACTTGGGGATAGAGAGGCAGAATTGCTATTACTAGCTGATGCAGAAGAACTAGCACTCTGGCTAGATGATGCTGAAGCCGACGGGCTTTGGCTGGCCGAGGGGCTAAGCGAGGCTGAAGGTGAGAGCGATGCGCTGGGACTCTGGCTTTTACTCTCACTCGCACTAGGAGAAACAGACTTGGATTCACTTGGGCTTGGGGATAGTGAAGCACTAGGACTTAAACTAGCCGATGGCGATAAACTAGCACTAGGGCTAAGTGATGGAGATTCTGAGGCGGAAGGGCTTTGACTTTTTGATTCTGAGGCACTGGGTGAGAGTGAGGCTGAAGGGCTAAGGCTAGCTGAAGGAGATAATGAAGGGCTAGAACTAGCTGATGGTGAGAGTGATTTACTTTCCGAACTACTAGGCGAGAGCGAAGATGATGGACTCAAACTCGCTGAAGGAGATAATGAGGCGCTTGGAGATAAAGATGCGCTGGGCGATAATGAGGGTGAATTACTTGCACTTGGAGACTGACTTTTACTAGCACTTGCACTTGGACTAAGTGAAGCTGAAGGGGATTGTGATTTACTAGCCGATGCAGACGGAGAAAGGGATGCACTACTTGAAGCACTAGGAGACAAGCTGGCGCTTGGAGATTGCGAAGCGCTCGGACTTAGAGAAGCAGATGGGGAAAGTGAAGCTGAACCAGCAGCAGCTTTAATTTCAATAGCAATACCACCACATTCCGGCGGTGTTCCACCAACATTACAATCAACCGA